TGGCGGTTAACCGTGTCTTGACGGCGGAACGCCGGTACCTCTGGTTTATCTGTAACTTGTGCGTATCGTTGGCTAAATTCTTGAAAGCTAAACGATCTGTGTCGCAGTATTTGAGCTGCTATGCTGCGTGTAGTTGTGATTTCTACACACATGTTTACCATTTCAAACGGTGACCAATGTTTATGTTTGATCAGGTATTTAATTAGACGAGCACTGGTCTCAGTGTTGTGTTGATTAGATGGATTAGATACACGTGCCATGTAACTGACAAGGTTATCACCATCAGGTGTTGAGTGGATAAGTTTTACGGAATGCATACAGTAGTAAAGGTGTTTCAGCTGTGACACAGTTGTATAAATACATGTGTCTCTCTGTAATCTAGTTACAGTAAGTAAAAGGGACTCCGAAGAGTCCCCAGTACAGAAAGTCGGGTCCACCCATCCCTTCCTCCTGTATACGTCAGGGAGCTGGCTAAACCCAGGTGGGAACACCGTTTTTAGCGTTACCTCTAGCTGCTTGTCTTTGTTCCATATTCATGCCTAAAACAAGGTGGTTAGCGCTAGACTGTGGATCATCTATTGTCGATCGGAGTAGGTCGTTCCATTCGTCACGTTTACGCTGGTTTACTGCCTCTTGAGCAGAGATACCCATAGCGTCGGTAAAGTATTTAACGCCTTGTGCAAGGCAGTCAATACGGTCATCGTGTCGAACAGCACCTTTCTCCATACACATGCGGCTCATTTGATAGAACAGCATGTATTGTAGTCGTTTTTCAGGTGCCTCGTCTTTGTTTGAGGTGTAATCCCAATCAATGACACTGCGATCAACAATAAGACGGTGCTGATTAAGAATGGGTTCAAGAGCATCAATAATTCGTTGCTCTTTACGGAGTGTTGCTCTAACTTCTTCAACTCCAATAGCCTGTTTAGTTTGTTGTAAGTGTTTTTTAAATAACTCTGCGACAATACCGTCACCAAAGTTAGTTTCGATAACTAATTTAGTTACGTTAAACTTCTTACATCCTCTTAGAATGTCCAAAAGCGTATTGTCTGAGTATCCGTCTCTGTAAGCACGCATTTCGTGCAAGTACAGGTAACCGTTTCGTTGGGAGATAAAAGCTGCTGCCGTCTCATCGCTCCCTCGACCCGACGGGTCAACTGAGCAGATTGTTTCTTGGTAAGGATGCCATTCACCTTGGAGCTGCATTGGAGAGTAGAAATAGTCTCCAGGTAACCCGACAGTAGGCGCGTCTTTGATGACGTTTTTGGGGTCTGAGCACCAGATGACGGAATCGGGAGCAGTAGTAGGGTTAACGGAAGTAACCACAAGGTCTTGCATTTTAAGCGGGAACTTGTCAGCGTCGCTAAGGGACGTGTCAAGCATGAACTGCAGCATGAAGTTGCTGCGACCCATTGCCGCCTCACGTTCGATAAGATCATCATCACTAAATCGGTCAGGGTCAGTAACATCCCACGCTCCAGCACCCATATCGATGTCTTCTTGCAACTGTGGTGCAATTAGACCTTCGTAATTACTTAAAGAACGTGGAACACGCGCAGGCCAAACAAACGGACGATAATTACGTTCTGCTAGCTTACGATAGATAGTAAATGTCGTCTGTGGAGTACCAAGGTACATAATACGTGAATCTTCCTTTGGTGTAAGGATAGATTCTGCTTCAGTACAGAGCTGCAGCAGTTTTTCACGCATAAACTCCGTCATACTGTTACCTGGCACCTCAATATCGTCTAGAATCATCAAGTCAGCACGTGAACCCGTAAGCTGACCAGTAATACCAACAGACTTGACACTAGGAGCTTGGTGAGGACTGCAATTAACATCAAATGAAATGCGGCTCCAACGAGCATCATCAGATTTTGGTTTGAGGTGTGATAACCAGGGCGTTTCAATGATAAGTTTTTGTAAAAAGATAGACATGTTGTCGGCGCGTTCTTTTGACGCCGATATGATCATAATCTTTTTTTCAGAATCTTTAAAGAGAGTCCAGAGGACGAAGGCTCCCGTGATCCATGACTTTCCAACACCACGGAAAGCTTGTATCTGAAGACGCTTAGGTCCAGATTGAAGATAGTCTGCGATAGCATATTGTGCACGAGTAGGTTCAGGGAGGTCAAGCTGTCCCCACAGAGCCTGCAGAAACAGCTTAAAATCCTCTTGAAGGGCGGTTAAAACATCAGTCATAAATTAGAATCCGCCGCCAGTAACAAAGTTAATAACGCCACCAGCGCCTTGTATTAAACCTGCGCCCACAGTTAGCACCATACCAGCTGCTTCCATAACCTGTTGAGACAGGTCTTCCTGCGGCTGTGGTGGTAGTTGCGTCATAGGTTGTTGATCTGTAGCCATACCCTCTAGTTCAGGCGGCTTGTAGGCGGTACCACCAGGCAGTACCGTAGGTTGTGGTGTGTCTTGCTGAAAACCAGGTAAAGGCGGTAAAGTTATACCGGTCATAAACGGGCTAAAACCGACAGTACCGCGCATACCCCTAAGTTGACCTGCTAAATCAGCTAAATAACGACCCTCTTCCCGTGCTGTAGCACCGATAGCTCCGCCTAATATGTTTGATTTAGCAGCATTTGTAGGTTCTGTAAGGACTTGCAAGTTCCAAGGTGCGTTAGAAAAACCACCGGCATCAATAGGGTCAATGTGATCGACAACATGTCGTTGACCTGACGCTTCTGTTAACAAAGCAGCGTCTTGATATTTGTAGTCATTCATCAGCTGTTCCATAGGAGTCAGCTTAATTTTTTGCTGTTCTCCTTTTCTAGAACGCTGTCCTTCAACCCTAGCTTCGTAGGCAGCTTCTGGAAAACCAACATATCCTTTAGCTTGGTTTGTCCATTTTGCAGTATAAGTAACACCTTCGTGCGTATACTGCACGGATCCAGACGGAAGTTTGTTTCCACCTTTTTCCTTTTGTTCTGCCTTTTTCTTTTTAAAATCAGCAGTCCATTCTTTAATTACATCAGGCGGAACTCCCGCTTTTCTGGCGTTAGGCATTACTTAATATGCGATAGGATAAGTGATTCACGCAATCGATTGGTACCAAAAGTATTACGCATCCATGTTAACCAGTTTTCACTCCCTTTCTTCTGATTGCAACACGTACAGGCTGGAACGAGGTTCGATGTGAAATCCTCACCGCCAAATACGCGAGGATGAACGTGGTCCAAAGTAAGTTCATGTAATTCATAAGTTTTTCCGCAATAAACACATGTGCATCCGAAGTATTCTTTGATGCTGCGCCTCCAAAGGCGCTTAGCTTCAGGAGACGTCATGGCTATTAGGTTGTAAAGGTAGTCGTCAGGAGTTGGGAGTAGCGGCGTCATGCGTACTTTTGGTTACGTCGTGGTCTAGAGCGATTCTTTTTAGGACTTTCCAGTTTACCAGAATTTGGTCCTGTGTGAGACGCATCTTTACCATCGCCGTTACCGTAAGTACCGAGCTTTCGATTGAGTTTGTTTGCTTTGGTTCTGATTTTAAGACCTTCAGCGGTCTTGTTGTAGGCACGCTGCTGCTTTCGACGGCGAGCAGCTGCTTTAGGATTCGATTTGTAGTAGTTTGAAGTTTTACCGTTTGCCATAGAGCCTACTCTGTACGAGTTCTGGGTCAACTTGTGGCATCACGTTAGCCAACTTGGACAACGGATTACCTTCGTAAGCGACACCACTGATGTCGTTGGTTTTAAGCCAGTCACAAGCTGCCTTCAAATCCTGGGTAGTTGCCTCACCAGATTTGATGCGAGCCAAAAATTCTTTAGTGACAAGGTTGTGCAGTTCGTTAAACTGGTCTTCAGTTGCTTTTTTCTTCATTTGTCAAAGACACAATAGGTACAATGTCATGACACAGCACCTCAACCCGAGATCCAGGACGGAAAGTAAACCCAGCCTTCATGATCTCAGTGCATTTTAAAGCTCTCACAAGCTCATAATCAAGACGTAGTTTCTCCTCGTGACGTTTAGCTATCTGTTTGCATTGCTCAATCATTCCACCATCCAAAGGCACGGAGAAGTTAAGCTGCATACCGTAGTTATTGTTGCGAGTGTAGC